GTAATAGATCCTGTGTTTCCATTATCCATATCTATAGCAATAACACCTGATGAGCTTGTTACAGCTACATCTACCTCTGAATAGTCTTGTAAAGCTACTGAGGTTACTGTTGAATCTAAGTTAACTGTTACTGTACCAGAAGTTCCACCCCCATTTAGGTTAGTTCCTGCTGTTACTCCCTCAATATCTCCTGCTTCTGCCCCTATCCAAGCTGAGCCATTCCATGCTTTAAGCTGATCAACTGATTTATCATAAAATATAGTTCCCTCAACTTTATTTGTTAAAGCTGCATTAGCTGCTGTTTCATCATCATAAATAAAAACTATTGAATCCTGAATGTCTTGAAACCTAGCTTCTGTTACTAGATCTCCTGTTGTCCAATCAAACCATGCACCTGCTGCCATGTATTATCTCCTTAATTTCAATTTAAGTATAACTTAAATTAGTATCAATTCCTAACTTGTTTATACCTAGTATCCAAGCTCCTGTTTCAGCAGGGGATAACCCAATCTGCCAATTCCAAGTCTTATTTCTAGCATCTACTGTATGTTTAATTCTTTCAATAAACAATTCATAAGTTTCTGTTGTAGCTGCTGTAGTGGTAACACTTGCCTGAACAAAGCTTCCTAAATCTAATCCTAGTGCTTTAGCCCACAAATTAACATTTTCTCTAGGAGCAAAAGATAAAGACTCAATTATTGTTTGTGGTATGTCATTAGCTACAGTTATCTGCTCTGCAATAGATAAAACATCTGAATCCTGTGTGTTTAAAGTACTTGACTGTACTAAAACATTAGATCCAAACCTATCTACTGAGTCTGCACTTACTGCAATCTGTGTTGTTCCACCTGATCTAGTTCTCTGGACTGTATTAATAATCTTTTCATCATCATAAGAAGTTTTTATATCAACATAGTTAAGCTCTCCTACACCCTGCCCAAAATTTGCCTCTGGTGTTGTTGTATTAGTCAATCTGTAGTTTCTATCTCTAAAAGTTGCATCTCCATTAGCAGCAATAAAGAATGTTCCATTTTCTGCTAGTTCAATAGCTCTTAGTGCAGCTAATACAGTATCTGTTTGTGGTTGTACCTGCACTTCTAGTTGTCCTGTAGATATTGCTTGATTTGTATAACCAAAGCTATCAAGTATGTTTTTAGCCCTTACAGAGCTTAATTCTTGTGCTTGTGTAAGTGTAAGCCTAGTTGTAGTTCCTAGCTTAGAAATACCTAACTGCCACCCAAAACCATTTAAAGTAGCATTATTAAACAGTTTAAAGGCATCTACACATTTTAATTTAGTTTCTGCATCAGATCCCTGTGCAGGATAGTTAACAGGAAAGCTCTCTACAAAGCCATGAAAAAGAGTATAGGTAGAGCCACCATAATCAGCTTTTATTCTTATTCTTTTTAATGGTTGTATTTTTGATCTGTTATTTACTGCATCATAGTAATGAGTTGTTTGGTTAGGAGAAAACCTGTTATCTGAGTTATCTAAAACAACTGTAACTGATGCAGGGTTAAAATCTGAGAGGTTAGTTGCTCTACCTCTAGTAATACTAAATCTTCTTAAATAAGTAGAAACATCAGTAAAAGTTTGTGTGCTATCTAGTGGATTAGAGTCAAAAGCAATTTCTACTGTTAAATCAACATTAGAATCAAAAGGAACACTCATTATCTAATTGCATAACCTTTTCTGGCTTTTCTTTCCTCTGTAACTTGTAAGAAGTCCTCTGCATTATCAGCTAAATCAACAGTTACTTTAATTTCTTGTTCTGCAACTGCTCTTGTTACTGCTCCAATATCTTCTCCTAAGAAACTAAAGCTACCACCTGTATCTATTGTTGATGGAGCTTTCTGAAATAATCCACCTGCTGTAGCTCCTGAGCTAGGAATTAAATCTATTATTGTTCCTTGTTTTCTACCCTCAATCTTATCTATTTGTTCTTGTATCTCTGGTGTAGGTATCATAAAATCTTCTGGTACTCCTGCTTCTTGAAGTTGTTCACTTATAATTACAGATAAAGGCTTATTATTAACCTTTTCTAACAAACTAAGATATTCTGTATATATATCATTAAAAATACTTGTATAACTTACACCTAAGCTATCTGCTAGAGCCTCTAATGTTTCTTTAAAATCATCTGAATTAAATAGATCTGTTACCTCTTGTAATTCATTGATAGCATCTATCTGCTCTTGTATAGCAGAAGTGCTTTCACTAACAGCAGATTCAACTTCTGACTCAATATCTGCTAAATTCTTTTTAGCATCTCTTAACTCTTCTGATTCTCTAGTTAGCTCAAACTCAACATCTTTTAGTTTTTCCTGTGCAACTGCTAATTCCTCAGTTACATCTTTTCCCTGTCTTTGGAAAAAAGTTAACTCAGCTATCTCTTGTTGTAATTGTTTTTTCTGTAAAGCTTCCTCAGCTGTTGATAATGCTTCTTTTCTCTGTGCTTCTGCTACAGCATTTTTAGCCTCTTCTAACTCATTATCCTTATCTACAGTTTCTTGATTAACTTTATTAATAAATCCATAAACCTTAGCTAATTTATTAAGAGTAGGTAGTAAGTCTTTATCTATTTTTTCTTTGTATTTACCTTGTGCAGTTATTAAAGGATTTATAATCTGTCTTTGTTTTTGCATAGATTTATTAATAATGTCTTGTGCATTGGCATAATTATCAAGTTGTTTTGCTAACTCCTCTGTTGTGGCTTTTTGTGCTTTAGATTTTTCTATCTCAATAGATCTTACAATTCCTAAACCTTTTAAAGCTGCTGTAATCATTTCAAATCTTGATAAAGTTTTTTCATCTAAATCAAAAAGTTTAGTTTCTCCATCTCCAAAATTTCTAATCTGTTCAAATAGTTCTACTGTACCTAAAACAACTAAATTTAAGTCCTGAAATCTGTTAATTAGCTCTGGTGTTGAATCTTCTCTTAATTCATTAAAAACTCTAAGAACTTCTCCTGCAGCAGGTATTAACTCTTCTCCAAGCTCTTCTCTAAGTTCTTGTGTAGCACTTCTAGCTATTAATGTCTGTGCAGCAAATCCTGCAGCTTCTCTAGCAGCATTACCCTGCTGTACAGAGGATCTTTCAAATATTAATGCACTTGTTGCTAATGCCTTTTCTTGTCTAGTTAAAGCATCTGCACTATCTTTGCCTGTTTGTTCAAAAGCCTTAGTTTGTACCTCAGCTTCTGTTATAGCAATACCATAAGTTTTTAGAGCTTCTCTCTCCCCTACTAAAGCTGATCTAAAAGCCTGTAGAACAGGAGCTGCACCTGCTGTGATGTTGTTGAATGATGCTATATCTCCTGCTAAATCAAATAACTCTGATGATAAGTCTGCAGATTCCTCTTGTGTGAAGCCAATACCCTGTGCAACTGAGCCAAAAACTGAGATTAATTGTTGTGCCTCTGCTGTTGTTAAACCAAATAAATTAGCATTTTCTTTTAATTGACTGTTTAATTTTTCTGCAGCTCCACCAAAAGTAGTACCAAAAGCTCCTGCAGCTTCTTGTGCTGCTGATGCTGCTTGTATTGCTGATAAGGAAAAATCTAAAAGAGATTTACCTGCAAGTGCTGCTGCACCTACAATAGCTGTTGAGCCAAGTCCAGACATACCTGCAGCAAACTTAGCATTTTCTTTACTAGACTTCTTAACACTTTTATCTAGTTTTTTAGTTTGTTTAGATACTTTATCTAAACCCTGTGAAGTTTTATTAGCTCCTGTGAGCTTTAAAAACATCTCTAAAGTGGCTCTTGCCATCTTTTTATCTCCTCAATTTAGATTTAGCTTTAGCCTCTGTTAAGGCTTTCTGCTGTTTTTTATTCTTATCTATGTAGTATAACTTCCAAGACTCAAATTCCTCAACACTCATACTTTTTCTAAGAGTATCAACAGTCATTCCTAAATCTAAAGCTAATCTAAATTCAAAAGCTAGTTCTGTATTATTCTGGAAACTGATCAGCTATATTAGCCTGATCCTCCTTAGTCCAAGCCATGCACCTGTATATCCCAATAAGGACTTTATCAACTATTGTTGGTGTTGCTTTAGAATAAAACTCTTCTACTTGATCTAATGTTTCAAACTCAGGATCTTTTAACCCTTTAAGCAGTAGATGCTTTTCAAAGAGAATCTCATCTCTAGCTCCATCAACTTCTGATAATTTATTTATCTCAACTGCATCTGCTTTAGTTAAGCCTGTAACAATAACTGTTGCATCCCATTCAGAAATCTCTATTTCTTTAGTAGGAAGTGCAGGAGCATTAGATATATCATCTAGTTTAAGCCTCTTCATGATAACCTCTTTTCTGTTGTGAATTACTTAAGGTTTATTTTAAGCAGTTCCCTCAGTTACATCTCCAGAAACTTGAAAAGCAGCTGTAAAAGTAACAGCTCCACC